ATATTCTTTTTTTCAAATTCCCAATTGTCCATATTCACCAGTGCATTCCATACCAGGGGTGTCATAAATGGAATGGCCTCGGTAATGCCATCCACACCCGCCCCAGCCTCGAGGCAGACTCGGATGTCCCGCCCCAACAAGAGCGAGACCACCAGACGACTGCAATCTTTCATGGCCCTCCTCGGTATCACCTGTTTCCAGAATAACCCGAGCTCTACTCCCTCTAAACCGTTAATATCGATTGCTTTGTGCATCGGAAAATCCGGTGCGTATAAATCTTCGATCCTCATATTTTAATAGGCGCACAAAATTCAAAAGAAAAACAACAATTTCACAACTTTCTGATTCAAAGAAAGAAAGAAATTTTTTTTATAAAATTATTTATAAAAAAATGTCTGTCACTACAATTCCACCTGATACCCTTAATAAAATTAATTCATTTGCAACTACTAATAATATTAATTCAGCTTGGTTACAATGGGTATATAAAAGAATGGTGCCCTATGGACTTTCTCAACAAACTGTCAGAAAGTATGCGCCATCCATTTCCTCAATGGCATCTGTTTTGGGTGTAAGTATTGACTCTGCAGTAATTATAAACATGTTTCAGACACTCAAACCACCATTACCAACTGCTGTTCCTGTTTATCCAAACACATTATCTCCGACAATTCCTACTGCTATACCTCAGGCAACGCCAGTATATTCAAATACACAACTTAAAAAGAAGATAGATACATATCAAGCAAATAAAGCAGCTCAAATCGCCAGACGCCCCCCCATTCTCCTTCCATTCACCCTTATCGTATATTTTCTCATTGTTATCTATTTTATATGTGCCCACTTTGCTTATAAAAAAATCTCCAATTTATACAATTTATCCAATCAATCATCTGATCTTACATATACTACAAAAAAGGGCGAGAGCAAGAAACTGACCGAGGCCATGGATCGATTCATCACCATTGGTATATGGTGTATGTCCGGATTTCTTCTTTTTTTTCTTATCTATTCCAGCATTAAACAAGGCGAGGCACAATTCTATAGAATGACATCGAGTGTAGTAAATAGCACACTTCTGATGAAGTATGGAACAAACATTACAAATTCTGTAGCGACGTCTATGCAAACAGGATTTAATAATTTTCGTAATTTCGCTATGAAAGCCAATCCAGAAGTTAGGACTGGAGTCGCTCTTCTTGATTTATTCTTCTTCGTTCCATTTGCATTATATATATGGGCCATTATCCAATTTTGTGGAATGCAGTATGGCTATCATCAGATTCACAAAAATTTGAGCATGCAAACACCCACTCCCTCTTCCGATGTCATTAATGCTCTCAACGATGCCTTTTGGTATATTAGTTTGGTAGTCTTGGTTGCCTTTCTACTAGTGGGTGTTGCATTTATTGCCTTTATCTTTAGATTGATGTGGATGCACATCCCTATTTCGGGTGTGTAGGAATCGTGACCGACACATTGGGAGAGGAGGCTACCAAATTATCGCTGTAGAGCACCCAGGCGTCAAAGGCTAGATTGGGATTGGTCGCATAGGCATACGGCAGCCAGAAGTTGCCGTTCCATCCCCAACGAGATCCCCATGAATTGCGGACGAGGAACGCGCTCTTGCTATCATCGTAGCCAATCACACACACTGCATGCCCACCCAGCAACTGCTCACGTCGTGGATTGGGGATCGGCACGTTCCCGGTCATTGCCACACTCATCGATACGAAGCTGGAATACACCAGGATCCCCAGCACAAAAGGAAAGCCACCCTGGAGCGCCCCCTTCATCTGCGCGAGCTGGATGGCGAGAGAGGCATAGGCGGAGATGCGTCTCGTTGCTCCCTCCGTATAGCAATTCGAGGTTGGTTTCATGTAGAGATTGGCGGGATTGTAGGGCCAGAGGGTCTCATGGCACACGCCGTTCTTGGCGATCGAGGCGATCGTAACGCGAAGGGTCGCACCATCATCCCTATTCACATCGTTCTGAAGAACCCTGGAATTATAATAGATGTAGAGTCGGGAGGGGATAAATTCGTTGCTCTTTTTCTGCAGACAATAATGCATACAGGCGGTCGCATTCGCCGTGCATGAACCCATCTGTCCCTGATCAAAAACAGGGGGACACCGACTAGAAAGATTCACAGAATAAATCGTCACGGTTGGTTTCGTGATCATCACATGATCCCGTGAATCGATCGGAGATTTCTGGAGCGTATATTTTATATTGGTGCTCTTCTCCAGCTGTTGTAAAAGGATAAATGCGACACTCATCGTCTACCTATTCTAAGAGAGGATTTTAAATTTTTGTTATTCTTCGGGCTCTCTCCGGATGTAACAGACATTGTTCTTGCACACTAGACGGGGAGGTTCGGCGGATTGTGCTCGTCTCATCTGCTTTTCCTGGAGGCGCTTCGATTGCGTGCGATGGAATTCGATCGCATCGGCCATTCCTGCATTCCATCCCTGGAATCTCGCCTTGTGCACAGGATGATTCATCTCCTTGCCATCGCAAAGGATAAAAAACGTGGGCACCACTTCCACCTGCTCCTTATGGAAAGAGGTCGGCAGATCGATATTGTCCTTATAAAACACCACATCCTCATTTTGCAGGCTCTTGGCCATACTCTCGAATTTATCACGGATCAACAGACAGGGTCGACAGTTGTTGGACCATAGATACAATACAATCACCGGCTGACTATCCACGATCTCTTTCCATTCGTAAAAATTCACCGGCACATCCTTGCTCACTCTCGGTTCCTTGTTCAACTCCTCCGGCTTGTAGGCCACCATAAAATTCCCATACGACGTCATGTTTTTTTATTTTGTTTAGGAAACCCATAATCTTTAGATTAAAAAAATTTTTTATCTGGGCCTTGATAAAAAAAATGTTCATCACGAATTTTACCGCGGAACAAATGGAGCGTGAAAATTTCACATCTGACCCAGTATCCTCCTCGATGCCTTCACTACCTTCTTTGCCACCTGTTAGTCGATCTCCTACCATGTTTCCCCCGACATATCAATTTGAACTCGGAAAATACATGACCCTCGTTGCCTCGACACCAACCACCGCTGTCTATGTTTATCAGACGATCCAGAATGCAACACGTCGTCGTCGTATCGATACAACAATGCCTCCTTATTCAACCACCCCGTCTCCTGATTTTACCTCTCCTCCTCTCATTGCCATTCCCACCGACACAAACTCCGTCCTCCAACTCAATGATAGCTTTATCTACAAGACAATGTATCCTGTCCAATGTAACGATAATGTCAGATTGTCATTTGAGATCCTCAACTATTACAGCGTCTATAATATCATTCCTTCTTCTACTTTCTCTACCACCACTACATCTCCTCCATTCGTAAGAGCCTAATTCAATTCATGTATTTTTTTATTGTTACTCCAATCCAATAAAAATATATATACAAACTACTTCTTTTTTGCCGCCATTTCCGCCATGACTTTGGCGTATTCTTTGGTCAATCGATCCAGCTCGCTGCGCCACATATTGGTCAATGTCGTCGCCTCCAGCGCCACCAATTCCGCTTCCAATCGCTCAATCTTCCGGACCAGCGTCTCCAGATTCTCCTTGGTGAACTGTCTCATCGGGATGCCCAACAGAAATGAGGGATCATCCAGGATCGCCTTGGGATACTGATGGGCCGCCAGTTGCTTGACAATCTCGCTTTCACTCCTACGGAAGATGATGAGACGATCCTCCATCACATCCTCTAGAAATCGCCGACGCAGCTTCTCCTGTGCTAGTGAATCACGGAGGGCCTGGAGCATCGCCTCTTTGCGCAGTCCATAGATCTCATACCGCTTCTCGCAATAATTCTCAAAGATCTCCTTCAAGGTGTCATACTTCTGGAGGCGACCCATCTCCGTAAAGAGGACCATGTTGGTCAGATGGATGTCCGAGGTCAAGTTCATGGAATCGATCGTCGGCTCGAAACCGTCGTTGGGTGTGAAACAAAATATGGCTTTATTGGGCGAGGAATAATTCTTGAGGCTCTTGATCTTCTTCTCCTCCAACAACCGCTCCAGGAACTCCTTATACTTGTCGATGGAGGTATCAATCGGGATCTCCACAATGCGATGTGTCTCTCCCGAGGCCGTCTTCTTCTTGCTCCGTTTCCCGACCACGGCCTCCTCCTCCAAGTCCACCGTCCCCGTGCTCCGGAATTTCGATTCCGAGACGGGTTCGATTGTCCCCGTGAATCCCTCATAATAGGGCGTCAGAGGCGGGAGATTGTATTCCGTCCCGGCATCCTTGGCATCCAACCACGAATGAACATACTCCCCCAATTTCATCGGATGGTAGAGTGGGACGTTGCAGGACCACCCGCTCCCAATCCCCGTCCGACATCCATTCACCAGGATCATCGGAAGGATCGGAACGTAATAATCCGGCTCCACCCTGTCCCCATCGTCCAATGTGTAGGGGAAGAGCTGGTCGTCCTCGGTAGGGAACAAGAGGCGGGTGAGCGCCGTCATCTTCGTAAAGATGTATCGACCGTTCGCGGCGTCCTTGCCATTATGCATCCTCGATCCAAACTGCCCGTCCTTGAAGAGCAGCGGGATGTTGTTGCTCCCCACAAAATCCTGCGCCATCCTCGTAATCGTGTCGTAGAGGCACTGCTCCCCGTGGTGGTAATTGGAAGTCTCGGCCACATAACCCGCCAATTGTGCCACCTTCATCGACTTTCCCCCCGCTACCAGGTTCCTCTTAAAGATGGAATACAGGATCTTGCGCTGCGAGAGCTTCAGGCCGTCGTAGAGGTTCGGGATGTTCCGCTTGCAATCGTCGATCGAGAATCGGATATGCTCCTGATCGATGAACGATGTGATCGCATAGGTATCCACCGGGGTTGTGTAGACCATCGGATCGTAACCCTCCATCCACCGCTTCCGATCGTTCGAGGCCGTCTTGGCAAACACCATGCTCATATGCGCGTCCGTCTCCGCATCCGCCTCAAAACTCACCACCTTGGCGCCAAACGTATCTCTCACCTCCTCATCCGACGAGGTTCCGAGCCCCTTGTAATACTTGACCTTGAATTTCCGTCCTGTCATGTCCTGCAGTGCCTTCTGGTAGTCGAAATCGTTGTAAAAAGTCATCACCTCCGCGGTCGCTGGCATCGGGAAGATCTTGGCCACCGGCGTCATCATCCAGAAGAGGAACGGCTGCGGGCGTTTTAATAGAGAGGGCCAGAGGACATGGAACAGATTCAGGATCAACGATGCGATGTGAAGGCCGTCCACATCCGCGTCCGTGATGATCATCACCCGACCATACGCAAGCGTTGAGAAGGCCTCGTCGCTCGAGTAATCCATCTTGTAGCGCAGGTTCAGCGCCTGAATGATGCTCGCAATCTCCTTATTCCCCGAGATGCTGTCCGGTGTCGCATTCCGCACATTCAGCAACTTCCCCTTGAGCGCAAAGATCCCGAAATAATCACGACCTTTTCTCCCGTTCCATCCACACTCAATCCCCGTCACCGCATACGTCTTGGCTGACAATCCCTCACATAAAATCAGCGAACAATCCCCCGAATCCTTGCCTCCCGCCCGGTTCGCATTGTCCAGGCCCTCGATCCGACGGTAGCCCCTCGCCTTCTTCTCTGTCTTCTTCAATGAGGACATCTCTCGCATCTTGAGTAGGTCCTCCATCTTCTCCATAAAACCCCATTTGGAGCAAATCGTCTGGATGTAGCGAGCATCGATCGAGACTCGAGGTGTCGGTGCATTCAGCCTCGTCTTACTCTGGTTGGTAAAGGTCGGATTCACCAGCATCGCATTCACAAAGATGGAGAACTGCGGCCGGATGTCCTTGACCGTAAAGAGATGTGTCGTCCGTCCCTTGTTCAGCTTGGCCAGGATCTGGCGGAAGAATTCCGAGGCCACCGCCTCCACGTGCACTCCACCCTCCCTATTGTAGATGCCGTTCACAAAGGCAATCTCATGGTAGTCGTCGTCGAACGATGGGCAGATGACCACTTCCAGCATCTCCTCCTTCTTCCTCTGGATGTCGTTGTTGTCCCACTGGATCGCCACAAACTTCTTCTTACCCTCTTCTTCGACCGCCGTGGCCATTGCTTTCTGAGGAAACAGCTGGACATAGTCCTTGAAGGAATGGATCACCATCTTTTTCTCATTCAGAAACACCGGGACTCGTGTCGTCATCGCCATGTCCACACAACTCTTCCGGAACAGGCCAACGATGGTCGGATCCAGCGTCTCCATACCAAACAGCGCCAGGTCCGGTGTGAACTGCAGCATCGTGTAGCCTGTGTTCTTCTTCTTCTTGATCGTCGGATCCTCCACCTCACGCATATGGTTCTTCCACACCTGTGTATACACCACCCCCTTCTCGGGATCGCCACACTCCACACGAAACTCTTTGGAAAAGATATTAGTCAGCTTCACCCCAAGGCCATTCCGACCACTCGAGAGACGATCCTCCATATCGTCGTAATTGGAAGAGGTCAGAAGATTCCCAAAGATCAGCTGCGGATTATACATCCCCGTCGCCTCGTTCTTCTCGATCGGGATAAACTGACCGTCGTTCCAGAGCGTGATGGTTCCCTCGCTAATCTCCACACGGATCTTCTTGCAATCGACCCCCGCCTGCCTTGATCGCCAGCAATTATCAATGATGTTACTTACCGGCTCCAAAAAGATCCGCCAGAGACCGTCCGAATACACGGGATCCACCCTCCAATGGAATCGATCGTCCTCTTCAAAGATCCACTCGGACGGTCGCGTCATAAAATCCAGGCTCCCCAGATACATGTCCGGGCGCTTGTGGACGTGACTGATCGGATCCATCTTTTCATAGTTCGGTTTTGCCATGTTTTTTCCTGTGTGGTTTTCAGAAAAAATAAATCGATTGAGTGTTGTTTTGATTTATTTTTCATCTTCTTTTTATCCCAATTCAATTTTCCTCTCTAGACAATCTCACCGTCTCCTCCTCCAGAAAATAATGGCACTTGGCCATCGTCCGGAATCGAACCATCTTCCGCACATAGGGCACCGGATCCTCGATCCGCAGCGTCTCTACCTCCAGGTGCAACGTCTCTCGAGTCTTGTCCTTCCATACATACTCCGGGACGGTGAACCACCCATCACCGAATCCCATCTGCACTGAGACAATCTTGGATCTTTCCACGGCATTCTTCTCTGCCGTTTTCGATCGATCACGAAACACCACCGACCGAAGATACTCCTTCTTGGAGAGGCAATGATCCTTCTCTACCACATAGACACACCGTGGCGCGCCCGATGCGATCCATGACTGCACATCGGGATACTGAGAAGGAGGATTCAGGGACGCCAGGTAGGATCCACGCGCCCACCAGCAGGAATCCGATTCTGGGAATTGATAATAGCTCTTGATCACATCCGCCCCTCGTTCTAATTCTCGCCAGCATAATTCTCGATAGTCCAAAAGACCGCACAATATGGTCTCTCGTGCCGCCTTCTGTTGTGGATCCACATACAAGACATAGGCATCGGGATCCACACACACATCCTTGTAAAGTCGATCGAGTATCGCTGGTCCACATCTCTCTTCGCACATATTTTTTATCTCTTCTTCCTCGGCATAAATGTATTTCTTCATTCTTCTTTCTTTTGGTTTACTTCCATCATTTCTTTATTTCAGATAACTTTCCGACAACAGTGTGTGGGGAGGATTCTTATTCTTTCTAAAAATTCGGTGGTAATCCCCCGCTTTCAACTCGTGGATGAGCTGGTCGCCACCTCCGCGTTGGCGTTCAAACATGATGATCACTCCCCTGTCGCGCGGGTCCTCCACCTGCTTGCCGAAATACCAGATGCCCTTCCAGATGTATCCCTTATTGCAGGGCATCTTGGCAAGATTCTCTCGCATATAATCGGGAACCTTCGAGTCCTGATTACACAACCAATCCCATTCACGCCTCGCCAGATGCTGGAGGTAGCGGTCTTCGCGTCGCACCTGATTCTCCTTCTTGTAGAGGGCGCTAATGGCTTCACGGTTCGAATCGTTCATCCCCAATTCGATGCTTTTTTCGTGATTCTTCTTCTGCATCTTGATCAACGTCTGCTGCTCCTCATAAAATGCCTCGTATCTTGTCGTCGTCTCTTCCTCCAATTCCTTCTGCAGTAACCTGATCTTTTCGTCGAACCGCTGAATATTCTCCCTGCTGCTCCGCTTACTCGCCTGGTCCCGGAAACGTTCCAACTGGCGGATCTCCGACTGGATCGTCTTGTTATAGTGCTTGCGTATGCTCTGGTCTTCCATTATGGTCTGATTCATTATGAAAAAATTATTCTCTTTTAGATTCTTTGATTGATTTATTTCTCTGGTTTAAAGAAAAGACTTTCATTTTTGCAAAGGATGGAATTGGACGAGGTGCTCAGAAAATGGGCATCGGTCCGCACCACAATCGGCGAACTCGAGAAAAAGGTGGAGAATTACAAGAGACAGGCAGAAAAGGCACTGGCCAAAATGGGTGTCGAGGACTATGCGAATGACGAATTCAGGCTGAAACGACAGGTGCAGCAACGTGCGGTCATGTCCAAAAAGATGGTTCCAGTCGAGGTCTGGGACCGATACGCCCTCCCTCAAAAAGTAGAATTCCTCACCCTCACCTCCCTCCGTAAGAAAGAGGAAAAATAAATTATTTAGTGTCCATTATTATCCACCACCACCACCTCCACCACCACTAGCTCTACTACCTATTCTATCATTACTGATACTACTACTGCTACTACTACCTCTTCTACTACTACCTCCACTGCTACTGCTACTACTGCTACTGTTATTGCCAAAAATCATAATATGATCGATTGGTTCCTTACCTTTTTCAATAGGAGGAATTGATCGCATATCAGATGGTGATAACTGATTAAATATTCCTGAATTCCGATTCCAATCCCCACCTATTATAATTGTATAATATGCTGTCCCAGCACCATGATGATTTTTACATATCATAGATTTATACTCTTCAATCCATTTATTAATATACCTAAATATATCCTTCTTAAATTTTTGTTGTCCCGGTTGTCCTTTTTGTTTGATAATTTGAGTCGGTCGCGTCAAATGAACATTGATTACTATTGCGTATACGTCTTTAACATGTGCATGTTGAAATAAACATGCGAATAAATTACTTTTTTGAATTTTATCACAATATTCAACACCTCCACCTCCTCCTCCACCACCACTACTACAAATAATAGGAATCATATCTATAGTTGTCTGTAATATTCCAGAATTATGATCACTAATTCTACTACCTCGTCTACTTCTACTACTGCTACTGCTACTACTACTGCTACTGCTACTGCTACTGCTACTACTACTGCTACTGCTACTGCTACTGCTACCACCACCAATATGATA